TCCCTTTACTGTCATACCAGAACTAGAGGTATACAGAGAAACTTTTTTCTGCTTAACATTGTAAAGAAGAACTTGTTTTGATCCGATAAGTTCAACAGGGTCTACACTTGAACCAATATAATCATGATTGCTAAGATACTTTAAATTCTTAACGACCTTTATAGGATCAATATTGCGCTTTCTTCTTTTAATTGTGCCTTTTATTGAAAATTCAGTGACTATAACCTCTAAGTAACTTTGCAGTCGCTTTAGCTTTGTCATATTAAGGTATGACCAACCCTCTACCAAATCAGAATCTCCATTGCTAACAACGGATGAAATTTCATCAAGTAATTTACTAAAATGATTTGCTATCTGCTTTGCCTCTCTAGGCTTGACTTGGTTTGTTGTTATCAGAGCCTTTACATTTCTTCTAACCACACTATCGTTAGACTGAAGTGCTTCAATATATTCGTCAATCCATTTTTCTACTATACACGCTGTTTCAGAGATCATTTTGGTTTCCAAAAAACAAACACAGGTTCATACTTAAGGTAACGACCATTCACTTTGCAAAAATTCTTACACTTAGGAATCCCATTTTCATCTAATCTATTTTGTCCGGGCATGGATTCCATTGCCATTTTCAATGTATATTTATATACCATTCCATGCGTTTCAAGAATTTTTATTGAATCTTCTTCTAGTGGCAAATATTCATCTTTAACTTTAATATCTGCTACATTCCAGAGAAGATACCTCTCAGGTCTTAGCCAGTCAACACAATTTTTTAAGGTAGGATAAAGAAATCCATCTCGCCATGATTCATACGACGAGCCAAACTTTTTGTAAGACTGGTTCTCATCTTCACTATACGCCTCTCTGTTAAAATAAGGAGGTGAAGTAAATACCAAATCAATTGATCCACGGTGTTTTTGAAAATTTTCATCCTTATGAATTTCCTCAGAGCCTAGTTGGTATAGCTCGTAATTATTTGTTGAACTGAAGAAGGGATTGCCGCGATACGTTTCATTGTTATAAAAATCAGCGATATCAGAATATTTAGAGCGGTTATTGTCATAGAAATTATCAGGATTAGGATCAGTGCCAATGTAAAGAATGTTCCTATCATCACGACAGCACATAGCCCCAAGAATTCTCCCACCCCAGCCTGAACTCGGGTCATAGATTTTAATTGTTTCCTGTGACTTGATATCATCAGTGAACCTTTCATAAAGATATTTAGCTGTCATAGGAGGAAAATTAACAGCAGGCTGTATATAACCAATTCTAAAAGATTTAAAACCAGCAGGAAATACCCTATTTCCTTTTTTGTATATCCGAATAGCATACAGTCTCTCTTTGGACAGATTTTCAATATCAAACGTGGAGTGATGACGATATAAAAGCATATCTTTCCACTCCTCAACTTGTTCCATAGTTAGTTGTAAAATATCGGATTGCTCAACCTGATGATAACTCGTGCTCAAACCATCACGAATCTTCACTTCCTCTAGCATGAAATCATATCCCTTAAAAACCTCAGGGTTATTAAAATATAGCTCTAACCACTGAACAGCCGATGATACATCAACAATAGAGTGCTTTTTACTATGTTTGATAGCAGAAGTAGCATGAGAATAAAAAGAATCGCGGCGAAGGTGGCGATTTGAACCACGCACAACCCTAGATAAATATTCTGGATTTGCGACCAGATCGTAGATAGAATAACCATCATCATTCTCGCTATAGTTAATTCTTGTTTTAAACATGTTAGAAAACCACTGATCCACTTCCACTCCTCCACGAGATTTATTGATGATTACATCATCCTCAATTTCAGAGAGTTCATCAGTATGCTTGAATTGGTGAACAGGATATTCTGCGAGTCTATTAAAAGAGTCAATAATATCTTTTTTATTTTTTCCCGTTCGAGGAGGGCATCCGTATACATCCCATGCGCGTGTTATCTCTTTCCGCATACGGATGACCCATTCCTCGAACATATGGGGATCCATGTCCAATAGTTCTTCGAACAAAACATTCACTTCGCTGTCAATAATATAGTCGTTTCGTTCGTAAAACTTTGTCATATTAGTAATTTTACACAAAAAGTGCTGGCTGTGCAACTTCTTTTTGTTCTTCGGACATGCTGTCACTCCTATATATTGATTTTAACGTGTGTCTTGCGCATACGTGATAGGTTCTTGCCAATTATATTGGCGAAGTCTCTAACGATACCTTTTTCTACTTGATCGCCTAATTCTTGATTCTCAGCAATGGAACGCCTTGGTAAATTCTTTTCTGGAACACCTGTATTATGCTCCATCATTTTCGTTCCTTGCTTATTCTTCTTAATTCCATATAAAAATTGTATTTCTTGGTTCTTTTTT